CATTCAATTCGGTGATGACAAGAAACTCGCCGTCGGTTGTCATGAAGTAACCATCGACCCAAACAACGGTAAGCGCCGTGCCGAGATCTGGGTCTGTCACCTGTGCCAGCGTCGTGCCGTCATAGAGGTACAGGCGCCCACCAGAAGTCACGGCCAGATAGTCAAAGCTGTAGGTGAACGTCACGCGGCCACCGCTGCCGACATCGCCGATCACCGTGACCGTGCTGTCTTGCGCGACAGTCACCAAGCTGGTTCCCATCACGCGGTACAGCACGCCGTTCCAGTTGATGCCGCCCCGGTTGAACCCAGGCCCGTCACCAGTCTTTACAATGCCATCACCGGGGCGCAGATAGCCCTCCGAGATGCCAGTGGCTTTCGGCACAGGCACAAGGTTGACAGGATAGCTCGTCCGAAAATCGGGCGAGCCATCCGTGTAGATCCCGTTGATGATGCCGATCTGCATTGCTGCCCCTTAGAACTTGATGGACAGATTGAAGGATTCCAGCCTTACAACATTGTTGGCCGTGGCAGGTTGCGCGGTGATTGCAAAGACCTGATCAGCAGTAGCATCGACAGACAGGTTTACGATTGCGCCTGTTGAAAGCCCGTGACCGGTCGTGCCGACGGCGCTCCCGATGATCTGCGAAGATCCACGATTTGAAAGGATTTTTTGCGCATCAACGCTGGCGTTACTCGCAGCGGCAACAGTCATCACGGCGCCGCCGCCAAAAGTCATGCCAAGGTTCTTCGCGGTGGCGTTGTTAGTCATGCTGAACAGGGCCTCAATAAACATGATGCCGCCGATGCCCATTGACGAACCCGGCACAGTGACAGATGCCAGCGTTACAGCAGTGTTCGCCACAGCCACAGTCGGTGTGCCAAGCCCAGACACGAATGGCAGGTTGATGGTGATCTTGAGGCCGGTGGTGTCCGTATCCAAAGCCGTTACGGCATAGAACCCGTTGACGCCTGTGCCGGTCGCCCAGGTCACATAGACGCTTGCGCCAACCGCAACAGCGGCGGTCAGGCCATGCGCGCCCGCGCTGACAAGGCGAACAAGGCCGGCGTTGGTCTCATAGGTCAGCGTGGTGAATGTAGCCGCTGGCTGCACGATGCTGACGGGCGTCACAGAGCCAATCACCAGAGCAGGGAAGCTGCGCAGCTTGGGCTGCACGGCGACATCGTATTCCACCGTCGCGCCGCGATTGTAGATCGTGGCAACGCGGTCGTTAGCATAGGGGCCGAAGGTCTGCGCGCGGTTGGACAGTTCGACCACGCCGGTCGGGGTTTGCACGCCGATCTGAACCAGCGTCGGCTGGTCGCCAATGCTGCCCACGCTCAGGGACGATCCGCGCGGGATCAGGACTTCTTTTTCAGTGCTTACTGCGGATGCGTAGAGGAACATGTCTGTTGTCCTTTGGTTAAGAGACCCGATACCATGCCGACGTAGCAGCATCATATCGCATGGTGAAGAAGGCGTTGGCAGCGGCCAAGGTGGTCGGCGCGCCGGTGACTGTCTTGCCTGCGCCCGAGACGGTCAGCGAGGAAACGATCTGCGTGCAGTTGACGCTCACCTCTTGCTTGTCGGTCGGCGCCGATGGCAGCACGATGGTGCCAGCCGCAAAGGTCGCCGTGGGCGTCAGCAACAGCCAAGTGTCGCCGGCAGCTACAGTCACCGAGAAGCCAGTGGCGCTGGGTGCCGCGTATTGCGTCGTCAGCGAACCCGGCAGCGTCAGGTTGTCCTGCATGAAGGTCAGCAGCAGGTTGATCGAGGCTTTGCGCGTGTCGCCGTTATTCGTGGACCAGACGGCGAGCAGATCGCCAAGCTGGAGCGTGTCAAGCGAAGAAAGCTGGTTGATGTTGGTCATCGCGTCATTCCCATGTCAATGCGCTGTCCGGGCCAACCGTCAGCGGGTCAATTGGTTGACGCAGGAATGCGTCGTTGTAGTAGCGCCAGCCCTTGTTGCCTTGGCCGCTCGGTATCGTCATATTGCCAAGCTGCATTTCGGTCGGGAAGGTCGATCTGGAAAGCAGCGCCTTGTACGACATTTGAGCGTTGGCCTTCGTGTCTGGTGAAACTGTTTTACCATAACCCGGCGCGATGCGCACCGCCAGATTGAGGTGCATGGCTTCAAGCGCGTCATCGGGAACGCCGATCACTTGGTCCAGATCGCTGGCAGCGTTAGACGACGGCAGCGGATAGCGCAGGCGGATGCCCTTGCCGTTCCACGTTGCCATCATCGCGTCAAGGCGCTGCAAGGCACCTTCCAACTGCTGCGGGGCCAAGTCAAAGACATAGCCAGCGAGGCCGATCTCTTCGAATGCCCGGTTCACGATGTCGCGCTTGGTGTATGCCATCACAGAGCCTCAGATTTGCGCGTGTGGCCACGCTTTGGTTTAGCCTTGGCCTCGGGTTCAGGATCTTGCGCAGCACCGCTGGCGGCTGCGATAGCCTCGCGCACGGTGAAGTGCCAGCCAGCCTTAACGGTGGCTTCAATCTCGTCATCTTCCACGATGCACAGATCAAACGTCTCGGTCGCGCTCCGCTTGAACGCGCCGGGAGATTTGTAAAGCATGGTCGTCATTTTTTGCCCTTCTTGGCTGTCTTGGCCGATGCCCTGAATGCGGCTGCGGTCGGCGCGCCCTTGGTGCCAGGCTTGCGCATCTTCTCGCCAGATCCGGCCTTGATGCGGGCTTTTTTGGCGTTAATCGCAGCATACAAACCGGGGTCTCCTTTGGATTTAGCCATTTTTTTCAAACTCCACTGCCAGATCCATGTTGTCGTCAGAAAGCCAAAGCGCAACTGCCTTGCAGAAATCGTAGAAGTCATCAGCCCGCAAGTCAGACTTCATTCTGTTCACCGCGTTGCAGCACAAAACAGTGTTCTCAGGCACATATCCTTTTGAGCTGTCGATGCGCTCAACGGACACAGAATACAGTGTATTTGCCTGAAGGTCCATTTGGTATCCAGTGTAGACGCACAAGCCTTCCTGCGCGGCCCACATGTCCAAAAAGTCTTGACGGGTCAAAGAAAACTCTTGGCCACGAGACGCTGCAGACCTTTTGCATGAAAGCAAAAATGTCGGTATTCTACCCTCAAAGGTAGAATATTTCTTGGCCTTAGACCGCTCATTCCCATCTTTGCAGCAAGCCTTGCACCAAGAATGCAGGCCATCGCTGCGCTGGGCATGACGAAAGAAGAACTCCCCTGTTGCTGGGAACGCTTTCTTGCACTTAAAGCATGAGCGGATTTCACTCATTTCTTCCCCTTCAGAATGCACTTTCCCATAGCCTTGCACTTGGCGGGGTTGGGGCAGCCCTTGCAGGGCGTGAACTTCATGGTTGGCTTTTTCATTTGGCCTTCCCCTTCGGCGCTTTCGACGGCTTGCCAGCCTTCATGGCGGCGGTGCGTGCGGTGTTCAATGCGATGGCGATGGCCTGCTTGCGCGGGCGGCCCGACTTTTCTTCCATCTTGATATTCTCACCGATGGACTTGCGGCTGTAACCTTTTTTCAACGGCATGGCATTAAACCCCTTGGATGGTTGAAGGGGGCGAGTTTCCCCGCCCCCAAAGATCACAATCAGGGAACCTGATTGAAGAGCAAGATACCCGACATTTCGGGCTGCTTGTTCACAACACCGAAGAAGGTGTCCATACGATATTTCGTGATGGCGGTGTTGATGTCGTAGAACTTCTGCATCACCAGTTCGATGCCCTGATCGGTGGTGCCACGCATCACGTCAACGCCAGCGTTGGTCGGGATTGCGTAACGGCCCGGCAGGATTTCCAGAGCGTCTTTCTGCCAGAACACGTTGATGTCGGCAGCGTCCACGTTCAGAATGGTGACGGTCGAACCGTTGGCCGGGGTGGCCGAGACGTTCTTGTACTGCAGTTCAGCATCGGTGCCGCCCTGAGCCGAGATGATCGGCGGGGAGATGACAACGGTGTTGTTGCCTGCAGTGCCGCCACCCGAGGTGATCGAGATGATGCGGAACGTCTTGGCCTGGCCAGTGTCGCCCTTGGTGATGTGATGCAACGCGTTGACCGAGGCCAGCTTGAAGCAGTCACCAACGCGCACAACAGCGCCAGCAGCCAACGTGATGTTGAGCGACTGATAACGGTTGTCCACGTTGTTGGTTTCACCCGTGCCGGCGGTCGAGGTCGCACGCGGGGTGTAGTACTGGTTCGCACCGTTGATGGTGATGTCACCGACCGGGGTGGTGTTGCCCACGATGCGGTTGGCATAGTCCATCTTGTAGGTCTGGAAGCCAGCGACTTCACCGACGAACGAACGCTCATAGGCGGTGGTCGGCTTGCCCGTCATGGTCTGACGGCCAGCGAGATCCGACGCCATGCCGTTATACGAGCGCGAAGACAGCGCCAGATAACGGTCGAACATCTGCACGCCCTGCTCGTTGAACACGGCATCGCATTCAGCCACGTCCGAATAGCCGCCGGCAGAGCCGGAACGGGTCACGACCATAGTGGACTGAGCGGCAGCCACGTTCATGATGGCGACGTTGATGTCCGAAGCAAGTTTCTGCTTTGCGGAGTCACCAAGGCGGCCTTCCTGCAGTTGGTCACGCAGTTCCAGAGCGTCCAGAGCAAACGGCACGGTCTTGTTGAAACCGAGAGTTGCCGGGACAGCAAGCTGCGTGAAGTCAACGAACTGCGACGAGATGTCGGTGCGCGGTGCGCCGTTGATCGAGGTCGCAATGTAGGGCTGCGGACGCCAGATCACGTCGTTGGTGCGTTCCATCATCGAGCCATCGGTGTTGTACACCGACACGTTGCGCGACATAACAAGAGCGTCGTTGAAGCCTTCGAGGATGTTCTCGAACGCTACGCGCTCTTCCTTACTAAACGAGTTCGCCATTTTAGCGGTCCTTCATGTGGGGGTTTAGCCCTTGGCCTTCTGCTTCTTATACTGGAAAACCTTGGAATAGTCGCCAGTCTTTTCTGCTTCAGACCGCAGGCGGTCGAGGGTGCTGTCAACCGCGCCAGATGGGCGGGCGGTGCCGCTGATCTTGCGCTCGGGTGACGATTGAGCCTTACGGTTCGAGATCTTCAACTGCGTCTCCAATTTCGCAACCGCGAAGGCGAACTTCACGGGATCGGTGATGGAAGCGATTTCCTTCGCTTTTTTCGGGTTCTTGCCCAGAGCATAAACGACAAGAGCCGGGTTTTCGGCACCTTGCACAATCATCCCCTGCTGCATGACGCTGAGAGTGTCTTGGACGACATCCTCGGCAAACTCAAAGTCACGCACCTTCAGGCTGGCCTTCGCCCCCTGATAGCCTTCCAGCTTGCGCTCCCACTCTTTCTGAACAGCTTGGTGTTCAGACTTTATGGCAGCCTCACGCTCGTCGTGCTGGCGCTTCTTGTCGTACCATGCGGTCAGTTCCCGCTCGTATCTGTCGGTGTCGTAATCGGCTTTCTCAAGCGTTGGCTTCGGTCCAAGGGGCGCGACCCCAGGTGTGTTCCGCTGTTCGACCTGCGCTAGACGCTGTTCAAGCTCCTTGGCTCGACGTTTCTCCTCACGATACTGCTTGCGAAGGTCACGAACCCAATCGGGCGCGCGGGCCTCCTCATCTTCTTCCGGGGCTGGCGCTTCCCCGCCAATCGAAATGACGACCTCTCCATCTTCGGCATCATCGCCTTCGCCTTCAGCCTCGTCTGCCATCTCGGCATCTTCGGCCTCTAGTTCAGTTTCTTCAGCCTCGACTTCAAAGTCCTCTTCGATCTGTTCTGCCAATTCAGTCATGCGATCCTCGCGATTTTCTCACCCATTACATTGTGCGGCTGGGCGGTTGCCGCATTCCGGTGGCGACGGTCTCTTGCAGAGCCTTCGCCGTATTCACCACGTTGGTGCGCTCTTTCTGCTGAATGCCAGCAAGCACCTCAACGGTCTTGGCGCGGGTCTCTTCCGCACGCGCCAAGGTGTATTCTGTATTGGCCTGAGCCTGACCAGCCTTGGCCTGCGCTTCCATCGCGGCGGCCTGCAGGTAAAGCGCCTGCGGATCGGGCTGCTGCGCTGCCTGCATTTCTGCCAACAGCTTCTCGCCTTCCTGCTCGGTCGGCTGGATGACGCCCATCTTGATCAGCTTGTCGCGGAAGTAGGCGCGCACCTCGCCAATGCCCTCGCCGTCCATGTTCATCATGGCCATCGATGTCAGCACCTGCTGCGTCTCAGGATCTGGCGCGATCTGGATCATGCCCAACAGCGCGCGAACCGTGGCGCTGCGCTTGGTGGCCGAGGCCGGGCCGACATCAACAGCCACGTCGAACTTTGCGTTGGACAGGTCGTTTTCGTATTCGACTTCGCCGGTCTTGGGGTTGAGCATCGGCTTGCCGATTTCAATGCTGGACAACTCGCCGCCGAGGCCCACCGACTTCATCTTGCGGCCAGGCTCGACCACGATGTCACGCGCCATCGATAGCCATACCTCACCGCAACGCTTCACGGCTTTGGCCATGTTCGACATGTAGATGTAGGTCTGCATATCCAGGCGCTGCTGGATCAGTTCCACGGCCTTGCCGCTGACGTTGGAAACGATTTCCTCGGCAGCGTCGGGCTTGCCCAGCAGATCGCTCATGTCCTGTTCGGTGATCTGCAACAGGCCAGCCAATGCTGGCGGGATCTGCGGCGGTTTGGTGTAGCCGACCGGGCCGGCAAACGTCTCACCGCCGTTGGCATCGGTCACGGTGTTCAGGAGCAGGTAGGGATAGTTTCTGAGGTTGTCCTCGGACCACATCATCTCGTGGCCGGCCACCTGCTCGGGCGTGAAGATCGGCTTCTCAACAGTTGAAAGCGCGCTGATCTCGCCCAGCTTGGAAAGCTGCATGTTCTTCAG